ATATGTTGGTAACATCGCTGGAGTTCAAATGTTTGAATCTTCAAATGTTGATGGAACTACTGACACAGACAACTGTAAAGGTGGAATATTTCACAAAGATGCTTTAGGTCTAGCAATGATGCAAGATTTAAAGATAGAAACACAGCGTGACGCCAGCTTAAGAGCTGACGAGATCGTAGCAACAGCAGTTTATGGTGTTGGCGAATTACATGACTCTTATGGTGTAGAAGTACTTGGAGAATCAGTAATCAACTAATAACTACTTTTCTATGGCGGAGAAATCCGCCATAGGATATAAAAGGAGATATTATGGATATAAAATTAACAAATGGAAAAAAGACCATTACAAGAACAAAAGAACAATACGAATCTAATATAAATCATTTTACTAATAGAGGTTTTGCACCTTTAGATAAAATCAAAAAAGAAATCAAGAAAACTACTTTAAAAGAAGTAACTGATAAAGTAATACAATTTAAAGCTAAAAAAAAAACAAGGAAAAAAAAATGAAACAATTAAAACAATATTGGAAGATGGCAAAAGATAATCCTAAAGTAACTGCTGGAATTATTATTGCTATTGTGATCGTTATAACTTGGATAAAATAATATGGCTAATTTTACAGGAGCAGATGTAATTAATGCTGGCGATGTATCTAACTATCAAGCAGATATATATGATTTTGGTATTGCGTCAGGCACTTCTGAAGTAGCATTTTTTATTACACAAACTACTAATGATATTTTAAGAGAATTAAGAACAAGATGGTGGCCTGTTTATAAATCAAATGTTTATACCGACATAACAGTTTTAAACACAGTAGAAATGTCTAATACAAAAGTAAATTTAGACCAATTTAAAAGGGCTGGTGCATTTTTATTCTTGTCAAGATTTTTCTTACCAGCATTAACTAAATTTAGACCTGAAGCTGACAAAGATAGATTTGAAAGAATGATTGAGTTTTATACTTCACAATATAATAAAGAAATGCAAACTATTTTAGAAGATGGTGTTGAATACGATAGCGATGCTGGTGGAACAATCTCTACAAGTGAAAGAGAACCTTTGCATGGCTTACGAAGATTAAATAGGTAATGCTTAAAGCAAATATCAAAACAAATGCAAAAGAACTCCAAAAAAAATATAAAAGATTGGAGAAAAAAATTCCAAGATTTATTGATAAAGGAATCCAACAAGCTGGATTTCATTTATTAGATATTATTAGAACTAAAACAAAAAAAGGAATTGATTATCAAGATTCTCCATTTGCAGAATATTCAAAGGGATATAAAAAACAATTAGAAAGAGAGGGAAAACCCACAGCAGTTGATCTTTGGTATTCAGGGGAAATGATGGGTGCTTTAACTCCATCTATGGTTAAAAAAACAGGTAAGTATAAAGCTACATTAGGATTTACTAGAAAATCAAATATAGATAAAGCATTTTACAATCAAACACAAATGGGAATAAAGAATAGAGAATTTTTTAACTTTAATCAAAGTACAGAATCCATTATACAAAGGGGATTTAATAAATTTATGATAAAACAACTTAATTTGACGAGAGTATGAGTGTAAGAGAAAACATAGCGAGTAATATTAAAACAGTAATAGATGCCATCAGTTCTCCTGATGTCAAACTATGTACTAGACAACCTTTTGAATTAAAAGAATTATCACAACAGCAATACCCAGCAGTAATAGTACAAACTTCAGAAGAAAATAGAGATGATTTAGAATTAGGAAGTGGTGCTAAGACAAGGCAAGGAACAATAGACTTTATAGCATTAGGATTTGTTAAAGGTTCTGATACCAATATAGATACTTTAAGAAATGCTTTAATTACAGCTATTGAAACAGCTTTAGAAAGTGATATTACTAGAGATAGCAACGCACTTGATACAGAGATTGTTCAAGTAGAAACTGATGAGGGTACTTTGTTTCCTGTTGGTGGAATTAGAATGACTATTAGATGTATGTATCAGTATCAATCAGGAACACCATAGGAGCAATAGATGGCAGATAAAATTATAGATAAAATAACAAAAAAAGTAGATAAAATTGAACACCTAAACGACAAAGTGTCTATGCTTTGCGAAGAAGTAAAAGATTTATTAGAAGAATTAAGAGAAGAAAAATCATTGGATGAAGATGAAGAAGATTTTGACGATACAGATATAGAAGATGAAGAATTAGATGAAGATGATATTGACGAAGAAGAAGAAAAGTAATAAAAGGAATTATGGCTAAAGATATTAAAATGATTAAAGGACAAGATGAAATTGTTATTAATGTAAATAATCTTGAATTTTATAAAAGTCTTGGTTATAAACAAGTTGGTCAGCAAGAAGAAGTTGCGAAACCAAAAATAACAACAAAACAAAAAGAAAAAGATAATAAGGAGTAAAAATGGCGATAGTTCATGGCAAAGAGGGTGTTATAAAAGCTGGTGGTTCTGCGATAAGTGATGTAACAGGATTTGCATTAGAAACAACAGGAGATGTTGTTGAAACAACTGCTTTAGGAGAATCAGTAAAATCTTTTACGGCTGGCACAACTTCATTTTCAGGAAATATAGATGTGAATTTTAATAGAGGTGATTCACCACAAAATACTTTATTGGCTGGTTCACAAATTGCATTTATACTATACCCAGAGGGTGCTGATTCTGGAGATAGAACTTATACAGGTTCAGGAATTGTAACGGGAATGAGTGTTAATAACTCATTAGATAGTATGGTTACTAAATCAGTTACTTTTCAAGGTACAGGTGCTTTAACAATAGGAACAGTATAATCTGATTTATGTCAGTTATTGATAGAGTCAAAACACATTTTGAAACTCTTAAAACCATCACTATTGAGGTTGAGGAGTGGAAAGATGATAATGGAAATGCGTCTTTATTTTATTCAGAGCCATTAACTTTAGAAGAAAAAAATACTATCTTTAAGAAATCAAATAACTTTCAAGATTTAACAGTTCTTGTTGATCTTCTAATAATGAAATTAAAAGTAAAAGACGACAAAGGCGAAATGAAAAAAGCTTTTGAAGTAGAAGATAAATTTGCTTTAAGAAAAAAAGCAGACTCCAATGTTATTGCAACAATAGCAAATAAAATCCTTTTAGAAACTAATTACGAGGATGCCGAAAAAAAGTAACTAGCGACCCTGATCTCAGGTCGCAATTAGCGGTAGCCGACAGACTTCACATCACATTTCAACAAGTTTTAGATATGCCTGTAAGCCATTATAATCTTTGGTTAGCTTACTTGAAAAAAGAACAAGATGAGTATAAAAGTCAAGAGAGAATATCAAAACATGGAAAATATAGATAATGGCAACACAAAAACTTAACATAGATATAGTAGCAAGAGATAAGTCCACGAAAGCTTTACGAGGTTTGCAAGGTAGTCTAGGAAGATTAAAACAATCAGTATTTAATTTAAGAAATGCCTTTATCGGTTTAGGTGCTGGTCTTGTTATTAGAAATATAGTTAATACAGGAAAGCAAATTGAAAACCTACAAGTTCAATTAAAATTCTTATTTGGTTCAGCAAAAGAGGGTGGAAAAGCTTTTGATGAAATGGCAAAATTTGCCGCCAAAGTTCCTTTCTCACTAGAAGAAATACAAAAAGGTTCAGGAGTATTAGCAGTTGTTAGTGATGATGCTAAAGAATTAGCACATTTAATGAAGATCACAGGTAATGTTGCGGCTGTAACAGGACTAGATTTTAAAACTACTGCTGAACAAATCCAAAGATCATTGTCTGCTGGTATCTCTGCCGCAGATTTATTTAGAGATAAAGGAGTTAAAGAAATGCTTGGTTTCAAAGCTGGTGCAACAGCTTCAGTAGAAGAAACAGCCAAAGCATTTGATAGAGTATTTGGAGAGGGTGGAAAATTTGATGGAGCAACAGATGAACTAGCAAAAACATTTAGTGGAACTTTGTCAATGATAGGAGATAAAGTTTTTAACTTTAAAAGAGTTCTATTAGATGCTGGTTTCTTTTCACAACTTAAAAAACAATTTGGCGACCTTAATAAATCATTAGAAAAAAATTCAGAAACAATGGACAAGATTGCTGTTACAATAGGAACAACTTTAGCAGTAGCAGTTGAGGGATTAGCCAATGGAATGAAACTTCTAGTCAAACATTCAACAGCAGTAATGGAAACTATAAAAATATTAATTTCATTAAAAGTTGCGGCTATGTTTTTAAAATGGGGTAGAGCATTAGTTGGGGTTGTTGTTCCATTAACTACTATTGCAGCTTTGTCAGGTTTAGGTTTAGGTTTAGTTGCGGCGGCGGCGGCGGCTGGTACAACTGCGTATATTGCTTTAGGAAAACAATTAGATGACATAGCAAAAAAAATAGATTCTAACTATCAAGCACAAAAAAAAGCATACGACCCAACTATGCTATTAGATCAACTTGGTAGCCATAAAAAAATAACAAAAAAATTAGAAGAACAAAAGAAAATATATTTTAATATGTTTGAATCAAATAATAAATTAATAAAAGCAAATAAAGAAATTACAAAAGAAGTAGAAAAACAACATCAAGCATATAAAAATATTCACGAAGCACATTTGCAATTTAAAAATCAAGTAGAGGTTCAAAATACTTTACAAATGGAAGTATGGCAAAAACTAAAAGATCAAAATAAAGAATGGAGTTTATCAAATGAAATTCTTGGTGCTGTAAATACAGGTGTTCAAGGATTTTCAAGAATGATGGCTGAAGCAGTTGTTTATGGAAAAAAAATAAATGCTTCTTTTAGAGAATTAGCAAAAGGTTTGTTAGTAGATATATTAGCCAAAATGATAGAGAGAATTGCTTTGGTAATGATAGAAGAATTTATATTAAATAAAATAATTTCAAAAGATAAAGACAAATTAGCGATGGAAAAAAACATAACAAAAGAAAAGAAAAAACAAGTTTTCTATCAAGCGCTACTTATGATGATGGGTGGTGGTGGTGGCGGTGGTAGTTTTGCATTTCCAAATCCACATAAAGCAAGTGGTGGTGCAGTAAGAAAAGGACAACCATATATTGTTGGAGAAAGAGGGCCAGAGGTATTTGTTCCTAACTCATCAGGTCAAATTCAACAAAATGCTAGAGGTACAGGTGGCGGAAGTGTTAATGTTAATTTTAATATTGAAGCAATAGATTCAAGTAGCTTTAGCAATGTTTTAGTAGAAAATAGAGGTATTATAACTTCTATAATTAATAATGCTTTAAATGAAAAAGGTAGGAGAGAGTTAGTATAATGAGTGGTGCATTTCCTATATCTAATTCTAAATTTGAAACATTAGGTATTCAATCAATTCAAAGTACAATTATATCTAAATCAAT